CTGAACTAAGTGACACAGAGTTAGACGAGCAGATCGCACTTTTGAGCAATGTTGTAAAGATCAGTGACAGTAAGTAAAACGGCACAGCTAAAACTCCTACGGGAGAAGCAGCATAGGCTAGACACCACACAGCTCTTGCGCTACGCCCCGTACGATTACCAGAGCGAGTTTCACAGTGAAGGCTCTGAATGTGCTCAACGTATCTTGATGGCGGCTAACCGGGTTGGTAAAACCTACTGCGGAGCTGCAGAGACAGCCTACCACCTGACAGGGGATTATCCAAGCTGGTGGTCTGGACGTAAATTCAACAAGCCGGTCAGAGTATGGGCGGCGGGGGAGTCGAACGATACTACCAGAGACATTATACAGAGCGAACTGTTCGGTAATCCACAAGACCCGTCTAAGAAAGGTACAGGAGCCGTACCTCTTAGTAGAATCGCAGAGACAACTCGTAAACCCGGTGTTCCAAACGCGTTCAGTTCTGTACTTGTCAAGCACAAAGCAGGGGGTAACTCGCACATCAGCTTTAAAGCCTATGAACAAGGATTTGAAAAGTTCATGGGAGAGGCTGTAGACGTTGTTTGGCTAGACGAAGAGCCTAAGCAGGAGATTTTCTCCCAGTGCATTACGCGCACGGCTGATACAAATGGCGTTGTCTACATGACATTCACCCCGGAACGGGGAATGACCAATGTGGTAAGTGGTTTCCTAAATGACCTTAAACCGGGTCAAAGTCTAACAACAGCTACATGGGACGATGTAGACCACCTTAACGAAGACACTAAGAAACAGCTGCTCGCTGTGTATAGCCCTGCAGAGCGAGAGATGAGATCCAAGGGCGTACCTGTATTTGGCTCTGGTCTGGTATATCCGGTCAGTGAAGACGACATTATATGCGACGATTTCGATCTGCCGGACCACTATGCTAAATTAGCTGGTATAGACTTCGGATTTGACCACCCCACGGCTATAAGCTGGATAGCCTTGGACCCTGATAACGACGTAATCTACGTATACGACGAATATCGAAGGAGCAAGGAAACACCTATAACTCATGCATCTGCTCTTAATGCTAGAACACCTGGTATCCCTGTAGCTTTCCCACACGATGGATTGCAACACGATAAGGGATCAGGGATACAGCTAGCTCAGCAGTATAGAGACTTGGGTGTGTACATGCTCGCTGAACACTTTAAGAACCCACCAGTGGATGGAGCGTTAAATGGTAACAATTCTGTGGAAGCAGGTATTAGCATCCTTCTTCAGCGTATGGAAACTGGCCGTCTATATATCTTTAAATCCTGTGTTAGTACACTTGAAGAAATGCGTCTCTATCATCGAAAAAACGGTAAAGTGGTCCCAATCAAAGACGACCTCCTAAGCGCCATGCGCTATGGAGCCTTGAGTATAGAGCGCTTTGGGGAGAAAAGCAAGTCCAAGACGCTATACCGTAAGTACGGTTTTGAGAAAGAAATTGAATACTCCAACATAGGGATAGTCTAATGGCAAATCTAAAAGTTATTAGAGATAAATTAGAGGCTAGACTAAAGGCTGAAGCCGAGAAGGCTGCGAATAAAAGGGCAGCTGATATAGAGAAGGATATCCGAAACTTTAATAAAGAATTCCCTTCAAATGAACAACGTAGGCCTATTCGGGTTAAGGTGTTTTCAAATGAACAACGTAGGCCTATTCGGGTTAAGGTGTTTTTAAATGAACAACGTAGGCCTAAGCCAAAGAAAAAATCAAAGACGCTACCCACAGAAAGATATCAAAGGTAGAGGACGATGACAGAACGTACACTTTCTACCAAGGAAAGAACTGATAAAGCTCTTGTAGATGCAATAGCTAAATCTATCAGAGGTCCGAAGAAGAGTTCTAAAGGTACAAAATGAGCTTTAGCAAGTATACTAAAAAGCTACTGGCTAAAACTAGAAAACCCACGAAACCAACGAAGCCTAAAAAATGATTGCATCTCTGCTACCTTCGCTGCTCCCAGCTGTTACCAACATAATAGGTCGTTTCCTCCCTGAAGACAAGGAGGAGCGAGCTAAGGCGGAGCGTGAGATAGAGTCTCAGCTAGCGTCACATTTGGCCAAGGTTGATCTAGCCCAGATGGCTATCAACCGGGAAGAGGCCAAGTCTAGGAACATCTTTGTAGCTGGTTGGCGACCGTTCATTGGCTGGACATGTGGTATTTCCCTAGCTTGGACCTATGTAGGAATACCCATTGCGCAGTTTGCGCTAGCCCAAGCTGGTCAATTACATGTAATTTTACCAACTGTGGATATGTCTGAAATGATGCCTGTACTTCTAGGAATGCTTGGTCTTGGCGGTTTAAGAACATTTGAAAAGTTCAAAGGAGTTAGTAAATAATGGCTAGAGAACTAGATGATGCAGAAATTATTTCTCTAGTAGAGGGTGAAATCAATGGTAGCTCTGACTATTTAGACTCTGAGATTAGCATACAGCAGGCTAAGGCTCAGGAGTATTTCTATGGCGAACCGTTTGGTAACGAGGAAGACGGGCGGTCCCAAGTAGTAATTACAGACGTACAAGACACCCTTATGTGGATGATGCCCAGCCTGATGCGCATATTCACAAGCGGAGACGGCGTTGTACGCTTTGTCCCGGAGGGTCCAGAAGACGAGGAAGTAGCAGAGCAGGCTACCAAGTACGTTAACCATGTGTTCTACAAGCAGAACAATGGGTTTATGGTCTTGTACAACATGTTCCTAGATGCCCTAATGCAAAAGGTGGGCATTGTCAAGCACTATTGGGAAGAAATAGAAAAGACAAGTAGCGAAAGCTATGAGAACCTTATAGACGAAGAGTTCCAAGCTTTAAAAGAACAAGAAGATTTAGATCTTGTCACGCATAAGAAATACTCTAGCATAGAAACTGTTATGAACCCGCAGACGGGCGAGCCTGTAGAAGTAGAAGTGATAACCCACGACGCTACCTTTACACGCACAGACATAAGTGGCAAGGTAACTCTGGAAAATGTACCGCCTGAAGAGTTCTTAATTAACAGAGGTGCTAAAACCATTGAGGATGCTAGGTTTATATGTCATAGGTCGCATAAGTCTAAGAGCGATCTTATTAAGATGGGGTATGACCCAGACATTGTAGACGAGCTACCAGCATACTCTTCCGGTGCAGATTCTATAACAACCAGTGTAGAGTATATATCTAGGCATTCTTACGATGCCAGCGGAGCTTATCCCGGAGACTCTAATACAGAGTCTGAAACACTAGTTATTGTCAACGAGTCCTATATAAAACTGGACATGGACGGATCTGGCATTAGCGTCCTTCACAAAGTTTGTCACTCAGGTAATGAAATCCTAGACATAGAGCCAATAGATTATATCCCCTTTAGCTCAGTATGTCCTATACCGATTCCACACAAGTTCTACGGACTGAGCGTGGCTGAGACAGTGGAGGACATACAGTTAGTCAGATCTACCCTGACTCGTAACTTGCTAGACAATATGTATCTGGCTAACAACGGCAGGTTCCAAGTCGTGGAAGGTCAGGTTAATATAGACGATCTGCTGACCAGCAGGCCCGGTGGCATTGTGCGTACTCGTTCTCCAAATGCCCTGACGCCCATTCAAACGCCTGCTCTACAACCAGCAGCTTTCCAAATGTTACAATATTGGGAAGATATTAAAACAGGTCGAACAGGAGTAAACCCGAATACGCAGGGTTTGTCAGCTGATGTCTTAAAGTCTCATGTAACCCAAGGAGCAGCCACTGCAGCCTTGACAAACTCTCAAGGAAGAGTAGAGCTTATAGCCAGAGTATTTGCGGATACAGGTGTTCGCAACATGTTCAAGAGTATCTACAATCTTATCCAAAGGTTTGAAGATCGTAAAAAATTAGTCAGAGTAAACAACGCTTATCATCCCATTGATCCTTCTAGTTGGCGTGAAGATTTAGACGTTGACATTGAGGTTGGTATAGGTTATGGCGATCAAGATATAAGGCTACAAAATCTGAGCAACTTTGCTACACTCATGGAAAAAGTTGGGACACAGACGCAGGGCATAGTACAGCCCGATAATGTGTTTAATATGATGAGAGAAGTAGCTGGTGAAATGGGCATTAAGAATGTAGATAAGTTTGTATCTCAACCGCTTATGGAACCTGCAGGACCGTCTGCTCAAGAACAGCTTGCACAGATGCAAGCTCAGGCTCAGATGACCGTTGCCCAAGCTGCTAAATTAGAAGCTGAGGTTAAAGCCAAAGAGCTAGAGATTAAGGCTGCTAAGGTAGAGCTTGAAAGAATTGAGATTGAACATGAAATGGCTATAAAGCAGGAACAACTGAGGCTCAAGGCTATAGAGCTAGGTTACGAGATGAACTCTGACAGAAACATTAAAGCATAAAGGATCTAAAAATGGCTCGTCAAAATAATTTCTATAAAATAAACTCAAGTCTAAACTTGGCTGCTACTACCACCTCTGGAGCAACACGATCAGCAGCTGTCCCAGCCAATGTAACACTGGCAAGGATATCTTCATCAGGTCTGGTATATGTAGCTTGTATAGCTGGTCAAGGAGCTACCCCCACAGCTACTGTAGCTGCTGGTGTACAGATTGATGTTAGTGCGCCTGAGATTTTTGTAGTAAGACCTGCCGATAAAATAGCAGCTATAACCGCTAGTGGAACTGCCACTGTTAATGTTACTTTCCTAGAAGGTTAAACACATGGCGACTAATAAAAAAATTACTGATCTTACCGAACTTGCTGAAGTAGATTTAGCTGCCGATGATGTTCTTGCCATTGTTGATATCAGTGCAGGAACAACTCATAAGGTTCGTAAAGATACACTTGCCTCAGCATTGTCCGGTGTGTCCAGTATCGCGGCTACTAGTCCCATAGCTGTTAGTGGAGCCACAGGGGCAGTAACTGTAAGCACAGGAACTATACCAGTAGCTAGCGGCGGTACAGGCGCTACATCACTTACAGACGGTGGTATCCTGCTAGGTAACGGTACTGGTGCAGTTGTAGCCATGGCTGTGCTGGCAGATGGGGCAATGATAGTAGGCGATGGCACTACTGATCCAGTACCTGAATCAGGAGCTACTCTAAGGACCAGCATTGGTGTTGGAACAGGAGATAGCCCACAGTTCACGGCTGTTAATGTAGGAGTTGCCACGGATACTACAGTAGCTCGTGCCAGTGCAGGCGATATAAATGTCGAAGGTAATCTTATTTACCGGGCTGGCGGTACAGACGTTCCCGTAGCTGATGGTGGGACAGGAGCTTCCACAGCTTCCGCTGCTGCTACGGCTCTGGGCGTTGGCACAGGAGACAGTCCTCAGTTTACAGCAGTTAACATAGGAGCAGCCACTGATACCACAGTTGCTAGAGCTGGCGCAGGCGATATAAATGTCGAGGGAAATTTAATATACAGAGCAGGTGGTACAGATATCCCCGTAGCTGACGGTGGAACGGGTGCCTCTAGTCTTACTGATGGTGGTGTATTACTGGGCAGCGGCACAGGAGCCGTTACAGCTATGGCTGTGCTAACAGATAGCCAAATGATTGTGGGTAACGGTAGCACTGATCCAGTTGCAGAAAGCGGAGCTACACTACGAACCAGTATAGGAGTAGGCACTACAGACGCTGTACAGTTTAAAACTGTCCTAGCCACCACAGATACCGATACGAGTAACACGGGTACTGTAACCCTAGACTTTGCTGCTAACCAGAACTTCGTACTGACCTTTACGGGAAATGTAGATCTTGCCAACCCAAGCACAGAGGCGGTTGGTCAAGCTGGCGTGATCGTTTGTATTCAGGACGGAACGGGGTCCAGAACATTAAGTCTTGGATCTCAGTTTAAGACTGCTGGAGATGCCGGAATAACACTTAGCACAGCGGCAAATGCCGTTGATATTGTGCCTTATTTTGTTTCTGCGGCTGATTCAATACTTATTGGGGCAGTTCAACTGGCGTTTTCAGGAGCTTAGTAGACGATGCCTTTTGGTTCACAATGGTTTACTTCAGCAGGTGGGTTACCAACAAGCGACTTGTATGCGCGGTGGAGAGCAGATACTGGTGTTACAGAATCAAGTGGAGCAGTATCTTCATGGGTAGATAGCGTTAATTCTCACAACGCTGCGGAGGGAACCAACAAGCCACTTTATCAAACTAATCGTGTTAATGGTGAACCTGCTATTTTGTTTGACGGAAGTAACGATCTGTTGCAAGTAGCATCTGGTTTTTCTCTGTCGCAGCCTTATCACGTTTTTTTATGTATAAGACAAGTCACACACGCAGGGTCAAAGAACTTTATCGATGGTGCCTCCAATGCTCGCTATGTACAACAAAAGGGCACTGCTCCAGCAATAGTTCACATGGCAGGAGGCGCAGGAGCCACAAACAGTGTTTCCACCGGAGTTCCAGCAGCTGGAGCGGCCTCAGACTTCTTTGTTCTTTCTTCATTTTTTAATGGTGCCTCCTCTTACCAAGCAGCCGATGATAGTACAGCAGCTAGTGGTGGAAATCCCGGTACTGGGGGTTTTAGTGGGACACTCACTATGGGCGCCCAAAATGATAAAACTGACCGATTCTGTAACTATGAGTCTGCGGAATTATTATTTTATAGCGCTGAACAGACTACTGCTGACTTGGCTTCTATTCTTGCATATTTTAAGGATCGGTATGCAATCCCGGGTATAACGTAATAATTGGAGTAGTAAATTATGTGGCAATATAAAGGCGTCACTGTTAGAGAAGGCCGAACATGGGTGGGGGTAGTCAATGGAGCCGTAACCCAAATGTCTCCACAATGGCATTTATGGTCGGCAAGTGAAAAAGCAGAAGCAGGTCTTGTTGAGATTATTCCAGAAGTTGCCCCCGATGATCGGTTCTATATTTGGACGCAGAACCCTGATGGCACGATAAACAAGACGGCAAAAGACATTGCCGATGTGAAGGATTCTTTTATTCAAACTGTAAAGACCCAGCAAGGATCGTTGCTGGCTCAAACAGATTGGGCGATTGTGAGGAAGGCTGATGCAGGAACTGCCGTACCGGTTGCTATTCAGACTTGGCGAGATGCAATCCGTGTTAAGGCAGCTGAGATGGAGACTGCTATTGCCGGTGCTGCGGATGAGGCTGCCATTATAGCGCTGTTCGTAGTCTTTGATAGTGAAGGAAACAAGTCCGGGCTTCTTTACGATTGGCCGGAAGACCCAGACGCAAATAATGCTTAAATCTATTTCACTAACTTTAGCCGTATTGGTTCTGTTCCTGTATAGCACAAGCGTTGCTGCTAACGAGAATCAATTAAGATGCTATGATAGAGATAAAGCAGAAACTTTACTAAATACAAAGTACGAAGCTAATATTGCAGCTATGGGCGTAGTTTCTAACGGCACTTTAGTACAGTTATACTTGGGAAGTAATGGCAGTTTCCACGTAATTATTATACCACCCAATGATGTTGGAAAAGCCTGTCCTCTTCTCTGGGGAGAAAACTGGGAATGGAACTTAAAATTCCTTGACACGCTTCCTAAATAATGCTACAATAAGGAAAGGACTTAGGCATGACCGTAGAGACTGCTAGCTATATTAGCCAATTTAATACCGCGCTTCCCACAGCTAGCGATAATATCTCTGAAGGTGACGATCACCTCAGACTGATAAAAACTGTTATGAAGACGCAGTTTCCAAACTTAGCCACAACGGCGGTTACGCAAACCTCTGCCCAGATGAACAGGCTAGGATTTGAAACAGGTTCTATTATGATGTATGCGTCTAATAGCATACCAACCACTGCAACAATTAGCGGTGTAAACGATTGGTTAATCTGTGACGGGTCTGCGTATAGTACATCTACCTATTCTGCTTTATACGCAATAATAGGAACAGTCTTTGGAACATCTGGTTCTGACTTTAAAGTTCCTGATTATAGAACATACTTTCCAGTAGGTGTAGGATCAGGTTTTTCTCTGGGCACAGCTGTAACAGCTAGCGCTGCAGCAGGCACTGCAGTTTTAAAAGTACAACCCATTAACTTTATAATTAAAACTTAGAAAGGAATATACGATGGCTGAAAAATACTCAGGTCATGTGGTTGGTAAAGTAGGAGCTAAGGCTGTTCCACCCGCAGGCGGGAATAGCAAAGTACCAGCTCCGGCAGGTTCAGGAAACAGATTTGCCAAGGGTGAAATCGCAGGCAACAGCAAAGGTTAACATGGACTCTAGAGAACGAGCCAGTCAAGCCAGCGCAATCTTGAACAATGAAGTATTTCAGTACGCAGTTAAACAATTAGAACACGATTTAATATCTCAATGGACCATAGCTGAAGATACATCTTTGCGAGAAGAATGTTGGCTAAGACTAAATGCTTTAGGTTCTATAAAAGGAAGCCTAGAAGCTTTAATCCACAATCATAAAATTGAAAACAGTTAAAGAGGAAAATTAAATGAGTGAGGCACAGACCAATCCCCAAGGGGAAGTCGAACAGCCACAGCTTAGTATGTTCGATGTCATGTTTGGAAGTGAGCAAAACACTAATCCAGAGCAAGCTATCGAAGAAACCGAGGATGTTCAATCTGAAGATCAACTAGCTGAAGAGTCGGATGAAGTAGAAGAAGAAACTTTAGAAGCTACGGATGATGAACAATCGGAAGACGATGAAGAAGGGATAGACGAGGAAGTAGTTGAGACAGAAACCCCTGCGGTTTATACCGTTAAAATTGACGGTAACGAACAAGAGGTCACTCTAGACGAACTACGGAACGGATATCAGCGGCAAGCGGATTATACCCGTAAATCGCAATCACTGGCGGAACAACGGAAAGCCTATGAGTCTAACTTAGAGGCAGTCCAAAGTGAGAGAGGGCAATACGCTAAAGCTCTTGAGACATTATCTGCTCAGCAAAGTGCTGACATAGAACGCTTCAAAGCTGTTGACTGGGCGACTCTTAAAACAGATGACCCTATGGAATACATGGAGAAGCGTCTAGAACTACAGGATGCTCAGGATAAAATCTCTGCTGTTCAAAATGAACAAGCACGAGTACATCAACAGGCAACAGAGGATACAAAGGTTTTTCTACAGGATAAACTTCAAAAAGAAGCAGTTACCCTTACGGAGAAACTTCCAGAGTATGCCGATCCCTCTTCGAACTTGAGAGACCAAATTAGAACTTACGCGATTAATGAAGGTTTCTCAGCGGAAGATGTAGATGGAATAACCGATCACAGAGTTGTGCTTATTCTCCACAAAGCAATGATGGCGGATAAGGGCTCTACGGCTCCTTCTAAGAAAACCAAAACTGTTCCAAAGGTCGTTAAATCTGGTACACCACAGACAAAAGCTCAACTAGGCAGGAAAGCTGTGCAGGCTAAACGAGAAAGATTGTCACAGACGGGACACCAAAGAGATGCCGCAAACGTGTTTCTGGATATGATAAACTAACTTTCAACCTAAGGAAAAAGTAAAATGGCACAACCAACAGGCACATACACTTCGTTTACAGCGAAGGGTTTGCGAGAAGACTTGGAGAATGTTATCTATGACATCTCTCCAACAGACACGCCTTTCATGTCGATGGGTAGTCGCACGGACGCGATTGCCGTAAATCATGAATGGCAAACAGACTCACTTTCTGCTGCGGCTGATAACTTCAAAGAAGAAGGTGCAACACTTACGGCAGCTACTCCGTCAGCTACTACCAGAGTTGGTAATATCTGTCAGATCAGTTGGAAAACTACTCTTGTCACCGGTACGCTTGATGCCGTAAGCAAGGCTGGTCGTAAGGAAGAACTTGCTTACCAGATGTCCAAAAGCGCTAAAGAACTAAAGCGTGATATGGAACGGGCCATGGTAGGCGTTAACGTTGCCAAGATTGCAATGGCCGGTACAGGTACCGTTCGTAAACTTGGTTCCCTTCCAACTTGGTCAACACCAATATCTCTAAAGCAAGTGATGGTGCTAACGGCGCAGGTGCAGGCGCGGCGGCTCGTACAGATGGTACGGCTCGTGCGTTCACGGAAACTCTGCTTAAAGCTGCTATCGTAGCAGCGTATAATAGCGGTGCTGATATCAAGTACCTTATGATGGCACCATCACAGAAGCAGACGTTCTCTGCCTTCGTAGGTGTTGGTGGTGGATCTGGTGTATCCAACTTCACGGATACAGCCGATCAACGTATCATCGGTGGTATGGACGTTTATGTAAGTGACTTCGGTGAAATGGCTGTTGTTCCTAATCGCTTCCAGCGTTCTAGGGATGCATGGCTAATTGATCCTGATTACTACGGTACGGCTTATCTCCGTCCGTTTAATCAGCGCGAAGTTGCCAGTACATCTGATGGTGAACAGCGTGCAATCATCGCAGAGTATACCCTCGTAGTTAAAAACGAGGCTGCTCTCGGTGCAGTTTACGATCTCTCGTAGGTTATTTCTTAACACGGGGAGGGCTTAACGGCTCTCCCCACTAAGAAGGAAACAAAATGAGCGACTCTTCTCCTATTAAGCGTAAAGCTACCTATAACCATACTGATGACACAGTTGTTCATCACGCGGTGCAAGACATTGAGCCTCTCCTAGAGCTCAACAAAAAAGAATACAATAAAGATTATATACATGGTGGTATAGAAACTAAAGACGGTATGCGCAAAGTTGCAAGCATCCCTCTTATCATCATAGAGAAATGGAAGTCTGAACTTGGAGTTGATGCTCTTAATAAAGATCATTGGCCTAGGATTAAAAAGCTTCTAAACGATCCAGAGTATAAATATCTACGGACACATGAAAGTATTATCTAATGAGTCTTTCCACATACTCAGATATCAAGACAAGCGTAGCTAACTATCTTAACAGAAGTGATCTGACCAGCACTATACCTGATTTTATAGCTCTGACCGAGAATCGTTTAGATAGAGAACTACGTGCAAGAGTTAATATGGTAAGAGTGCAGACTACCACAGCTGCCGATACGGCTTTTTATGATCTGCCATCTGATTTAATAGAGCTAAGAAATGTGACGTATGAGACTTCAAACAGTAATAGTCACGCATTATCTTATCTATCTCCAGAGTCAGGCAGTAGAGAGTACGGTACAACTGGTTCTGGTGCTCCCAGAGCGTATACTAATCTAGGTAAAAACATAGAAATTTTTCCCACGCCTGATGGAGCATACACACTAGGACTTAACTACTTTAAAAAACTTGTTCCGTTATCTGATAGTGTGACTACCAATGACATACTAGCTGCCTTCCCCGATCTCTATCTGTTTGGATCATGCTTAGAAGGAGCTATATATTTAAATGACTCAGAACAAACTGCAAGATTTATGCAGATATATAAAGGAGCACTTACCGAAGCCAAGGCTGCTGAAGACGCAGCAAGGTTTAGCGGTACCGTTATGCAAATGACTGTTCAGGGTGATCCGGGCAGCTTAGTTCGCAGAGGTGTCTAATGGCTACTAATTGGGTTGTAGAGAATTTCTTAATAATACAAGAGTCCGGTGGTAATATCTTAACAGAAGATTCTGACTACATTGCTCTGCAAGAGTATAACAGTACAGTTTGGACTGAACAAACGAGTACCGGAAGTGGCTAAAGAATTATTTGATATAAATGGTAAACAGGCTCCGAGGTTTAGTATAAACAACGACCTGTCTCCCTATGATATGCCAGCTCCTTTTTTTAGCTCTGGGAATAATGTAAGGTTTCTAGACGGCAAAGCTGGTAAAATACTAGGACACATAGAGGTTCTGGGTACACCAGCTGCTGCTCCCTACTGGGCTATAAGCTGGCTACAAGGTAGTACAGATCTTTGGATATATGGTACAGCCACGTCTCTGCGTAAGATCACAGGTGTTACACATGCGGATGTTACGCGCTCTGCGGGTGCGTATACTACAATAGCTAGCACAACGAATAACTGGCAAGGTGGCGAACTAGGCGGTGTGCTGGTTGTATGTAATGGTATAGATGCTCCTCAAAGTTTTACCCAAGGTGGTTCTGTATTTGCAGACTTGGCACAATGGCCTTCTACATTGAAGTGTAAAACCATTGTACCTTTTAGAAATCACCTGATAGCTCTTAATCTTACAGATAGTGCTAGTGGTTCAGCGGTTGAAAAACCTTTTACAATTCGCTGGAGCGATGCCATACCCGTGGGGACAGACAATAATGGTAGTAACACTTGGGTTACTTCTGCGGCTGCTTCTGAAGCGGCTGAAACGTCTTTGATGGGAACTAAGGGTCACATCCTTAACGCTGTACAACTTGGTAATCTTCTTATGGTCTATAAAGAGGATAGTATATATTCTCTTAGCTATGTGGGTGGTGCCTTTACTTTTAACGTCAGAGAAGTATTTAAAGATACAGGTTTGTTCAGCAGAGATGCCGTGCTAGACTTAGGCAATGGTAAGCACGTTGTGATGATAACTAATGATGTAGTTGTCCATGACGGTAACAGTATTAGAAGTATTATAGACGATCAGATGAAAACATTCTTGTTTTCCGAGATTGATTCTGTTAATTACTTTAAAACATTTATGGTACATAATAAGATCAAGAATGAAGT